TGAGCGCTCTTCAAGTTGAGTACGAAGGTTGGCGATGACGGTGTCTGTATCCTCTTCCTCTTTATAGCCATCAGCCTCTTTACCCTCTTCCTTCTTCTCAGCCTCTCCCTCTTTTTGATCGGGCTCCTTTTCCTCTTCGTTAGTCTCCTCCTGGTTCTCCTCCTCTTCCTTCTCGTCCTCGTTCTTCAATACCTCAGGTGTAGGATCACCCAAAGCATTCAACATTTCTTCGATCTCCTTGTTAATCTCCATGACTACTTCCTCCTTGTTAATTGTTGGTTTAATTGTTAAACGGTCTTATTTCAACGCAACTGAACGATACAACTCCCTCCAGTACCCTTGAACAGTTGCACCATCTCCATCAATATTTGTTAGGGCTAAGACATCCCCATCCTGCATTGCGAAGCTTGAGAGTGCCGGAAGTTGATTAAGGTAGATAGCTCCATTAGCCTTAAGCCCATCCACAATACTTACATTGTTATCAAGGGCGACAAAGAACTTGATTTGGCCTTCAGTCCCACCTACGATATTAGCAATACTTACTCCAGCATCAGCAGTCATTGGAATAAGTTCAAGCCCAAATATTCCGATGTCAGTTCCTACAGTCAATGAGACTGTCCCGGCTGCAATGTTGAGCGCTGTAACACCCACACCAGAGCCACTTGAGAGCGCATTAATAGCCGCTCTTGCCTCCCTTATATACGCAGCAAATGCACTAATCTGTTCACATCAGTCGGCTTAGTCGCGTCCATTTTCTTTTTCCTCGTTCTTCATTTCAAACTCGCTTAAGAATACATCAAGTATCCCTAACAAGTAGTTAATAGCCTTCTTTCTCCCATTTAAGTCTCCAATGTGCATAAGGACTGCAGCAGTGGATTTATTATTCTCAATGGTATCATCAGCTATTGAGTCCTGTTCGTCTTTGAAGCCTTCAAGCCAGAATAATAATTCCTCTTTTATATCAGCCCAGAGGATAGACTGTTTGAATTCTTCTATTGCATCCTTAGATGCCCTACGAATAGGTTGATCTAACAGCTCTTCCATATTAAACTCCTGAAGGGATTAAGTTTCCTGCCTGCACCTGCCGCTGAACTTGCTCATCAGGCATTTGTGTCATCTGAATCTGACTCATGTTACGTCTGAAGTCCTCTACATTCTTAGCCCCAAGTTGCTGAGCGATATAGGTAAATATCCTTGTCACATCAAACTGTTGCATTAACTCAGGACTTGTCCCTATTATCTTAAACAACTCAATCCATGATTGAGAGAAGTTACCACCAGGGATTGATCCATCTCTCACAATCATATCATAGTTGATGGCAAGATCTGAGGGACTCACTCTTCCCCTTGTCTTCCCATTGGTGAAGTTTTTCATCAACTGTTCTGCATACCTTCCAGCTATACTGATGTAGGCATCCTGAGTCATATACTGCTGAGCGTGGACGGCAAACTGTGTTCCAACATCTTGCATAAACTGCATGCCTATAATCATTGCCAGACGCTGTAATCTTGACACAGCAGAAGAGCGTGTTCCACTGAATTCAGCTCCAGTTAATCTCTCAGGACCTGACATTCTCAACGATCCCTGCATTGACTGATCAGCGCCGCTTATACGATCCATCCAGCTTGTGATATAGGCTGAGTCTGCAATGTTTGATCTTGTTATATCATTAACCTGAAGCTGCTGAACTACATTCGTAACACCTCTACCCCATGCAGGCCTTCGAAGACGAATGAGTTTACCAGGTTGAGGATCTTTTAAGTCGTTAATATTAACTAAGTAAGGATCCACTACAAACATATCATTGAGCGCCTTACGCACATTAGCTACATGGCTATTGAAGAGGAAGTCAAGAGTATGCTGTAGTCCATAAAGCACTTCCATACGGCCTATAGGAGTAATCGAATAGCCATCATACTCAGGACTCGCAACCGCCATAGGATACATTCCATGATTGTGATCAGCTTTCTCACAAGCTATAATCACATCATCTCCGGCCAATTCAAAGTACCACTTCTCAGGCACTTCACTCTTTGACAACTTCCACTCTCTTGGAATAAGTGTAATATACATATGGATGATGTCTACAGGCGTCACAGTATTTGAAATCGCCCTATGAACGTCCGTAGACCCACCATGCTTTGTTTGCCTATCACTCTCATCGAGAGCGAAGGAGGACTTCTTATTCCGCTGGTTCTTTAAATACTTAACATTGAACAGTCCTGAATCAGGCTGATTTTCCATACTTAGTAAATTCATATAGTTGTCACGATCTACCCAACCACTATACTCACCTTTCTGGATATCTACACTGGAAACAGATACATCAGGAAGCCACATGTAAGGGTCGATATTGTCCAGTGAATTCCCTTCAAACAACAAGGAATCGACAAAGTTATTATGATTCTGTGTATTAGTACCTAATTCAGACTGCATAGTCACAGTCGATTTAATAACCTTCTTCCCATACTGCCGACGCCAGTTAGGTACACCAATACCTACTCCATATCCAAGAGCATCACGAAGAACCGTATGAACAGCTAATGGAACCTTATTCTTAATACAGTGAAGACGGATCACCATCTCCATCAACATCGCTCCTACTGTATCATCATCTTCAACACCCTCATATTGAAACATAGGGTCTTGAAAGAAGGCCATTGAGAGATAAGTTAACAATGCCTCAAGCATTGAATAGGAATAAGGAAAGACTATTGTTAAAGGCTTTGTTGGATCCTTTAATTTAATTTCATCTTCCTTAATCCGTTTAGTATCAGCTACATTGATATAAGTAGTCAAATTCTTGTCAATCTCACGCCAAGAACTAAACCGCTTGGAGATTTCATTTCTCGAAGTACGCGCCCTCTCATATATGCGAGACCTTAACTTTTGATGGAGCTTACTCCCAGGACGAAGATCTAGACCACCTGGATATTTGTATCCATAATCTTTCTTATACTCTTCATCCCGCCAACTTAAAGGCTCTCCCATTACGATATAAGGCATCTTATTCTCCTAAGCTTTGACATACATCATAGTTATCATTATATTCTTGACTCCACCTAACCTATTTTTAATAGTTAAGGGATTTGCTACCGATGTGCCTATACAGAGTTTTGTATCTGTATCTACATTATAAACACAGTTTCCTGAATTAACTTGTGGAGTCACTGTCCCCGTCGAGTCAATCATAAAAGTTGCATTTGCATCTATGATTCCAGCAGCTGAGACAATAACTTCAACCTTTGCTGCATAGTTAACCTTAATAGTTGGTAATGCCTTAGTCCCATCATCAGCAATAGAGGCTGCATAACGCCAGTCTTCAACTGTTCCTATTGTAACAGGCCCTGGAGCAATACTCTCACTTAATATAATCTCAGCTATTGTTTTAGGTAGCCACTTAGATGAAGGATCATCCCACTGCATTAAGTCATTATTAGCTATCCCAGCTAAATTAACATCTGAATGGTCGGAAGTAGATGAGATAGCATGAGAGCGAGCATGAGAAGTTGCAAGAGTCCCATAAAGTGTATCGAAGTAGGTTTTTAAAAACGTCTTAATCTGAGTCCATGTCGAAGTTACCAACCCATCAGATGCTGTACTGTCTCGATAAATAACTTTGTCTGCATCAATAGGAGGATTCTTCGTTAAGAGTGTATACATAGTAGTAAATATTCTATACTTACCAGCTATGGCGATCCACCTCTCGTTGCCGACTCCAGCTGCGTCAACTACATAAGGACTATTTAATGCAGGGCCACTTGAGTCATAAGCATAAAGTGTATATTCATTGAGGTCTGCAGGGCCTACTGCTTTATAGGCCAACACTAACATCCCATCAACGCCTACAGCACCTGCCAACTCAGTCGGATTATCTATGTCAGCAACAGTTACTGGATAAAGCACTCCAATATCCTCAAGACGGACTACGTCAGTACCAGCTACAGGAGCAGCAGTACATTTTATAGGATCTTCTACCTCTATAGACTTGTCATGGACTCCATCATCATACTGATGAATATCGACAAGTGACCCTACTCTGATTTGTCTTAAAGTCATTTTAATTAGTCCGTTTAATGGTTAAACCAACTTAAACCACAATCCCAAAATGCTTATCATTGATGATCTTTGTCAGCGTTTCTACCTTGTCACTTAGATTTTCTATTTTTTCCACAAGGAGTTTGTTACAAGTAGTCCTCCGCTCATCGCAGGTATTTCTCTTGACTGAGTCAGAAGTCCCTATTACATTTCCCACTATGCCTGATACTAATGCTATAACCAAGCCACCAAATACAGTTTCCATCACGCATACCTCCAGTCTTGCATTGGCTTTTCATATTGGATCTGTTTATATTCAGCTTCAATATCAATAGGGTCATCGTTAGGACTAAAATAACGCTCTCCAAGCTCAAGCATTTCAATGAGATACGCCTCAGCATCCATCAAATCCCAAAGGGCACTTCTTGGAAACATTAAGAGTTGTTGTTCAAGTTTCTTTATCCCTGCACAGTGGGCATTGTGGTAGATATAACCACCTCTATAATAAGGAACTAGTTCCTTAATCCGATGTTCCTTCTTCATCCCACCACGAGCTTTAAGCCAAACAAGCTCAAAAAAACTACCTCGCCTAAACATCTCATTTTTTATAGGCTGTCGGATAAACTCATTAAGGGAGGTCTCCTCAATACCTATTACTTTTGCATCTAACATTATAGCCATTCCAAATAAGGCATCGTAGATCTCGTCTGGATACATCTTTGCTGATATGACATCTCTTATATAAACCTTAGCACTTGCTAAGTCAATTCCTATACCAATTATAGCAGACTCAGCCGAGTGAATCTTAACCGTTTTAGCAGGGTCAAGAATGACTACAGTCTCAATATTCTGATTGCTTTGGACATCTATATCAAGAGTCTCTAAATCAAGCTCTCCTTTAGGCTTACCAAAGGGTAGATTATAGTAATGAAAATACTCAGCTCTAAATGCTGAGTCCTTTGTCGAGATAGGAAGATTACGAAGCTCACGAAAGAATACATCTGTCTTCCCAGCCTCAACATGCTGATTCCATTCCTTCATTATGTCTTCGTCGCTGATGAATCCAGGAGCTGTTGATTTGAAGTCATCATCACAAGCCTCGAGGCGTACAGAGGCCCACTCGCTAGAATCAAGCAGATGCTGAAGAACCGAGTCTTCATGTTTTAAAGTGTCAATGTAGACTATCTTCCAGTTCTTTGCCTGAGGGCCTATTCGTGGAACAGCTTTGATTACATCAGCATAGAGCCAATCATGCCAGCCGTGACGAAGTTCCTCATTCTCAATCTTCTCAGCATCTTCCAAGTCGTCAATGACTATGAGCCCAGGCCGATCATTCTTGAAAAGGACTCCACGAACCTGTTGTCCAGCGCCTCTGGGCCATACCAAAGTGTCGAAGGCGACCCAAGCCTTCTTACTAAACACTTCATCAAACTCAGCCTTGTTAGGATCACGCTGTTTGAAAGAACCAAAGAATGCACGGATATCTTTATTAGTCACAAGCTCACGACGAAGATTCTCAGTTTGAAGAGAAGCTGCGTCATGACTCTTGTTTATGTAGACAACGAAGCCAGTCTGACGAAATAGAATCCATCTAGCCATTAATGCCAAAGCAACAATGGAAGTCTTCCCATACCCACGAGGGGCAGCAATAGCTACCTTCTGCTCTGGCCCATCAATGAGATCAAAGATCTTCCCATGTATCTCATCAGCAAAAGGCATGTAGAAGCGCTCAGGGAAGAAAGTGAGCGCAGTCATCCTTGTTGACAAGGCACATTTGGAAAGGATTATTTCAAGCTCTTTGTCCATTTTATAGTCCGTTTATCAATTAAACCAACTTTTTGTTATCACATCAAATCTTCTGAAGTAAAAAATCGCCAATATCAAGAGTATCTTCGTCATATCGTTTCAGCCTTTTTATCTCTGTTCATTGCCAAGGCGTTGCCAACCTACGCAGCGATATAGCAGCCAGATACATTAAGAACATTATACCCCACACCGGCACTTAAATCAGAAACTTGCAAAGCTAAATCTGCTCCATTAACGGAAGTTCTGTACCATAAAGAAATAGCTTGACCATACAAAGATGCGATTATTGGCATATCTCCACCAAAACTTGCTACACTTGATAATTGCACCGGATACGTTTTCCCTGCCACCGCCGCAATCGGCAATCCTGTAATTGTAACTGCTCCAGATGCCGCCCCAACTGTAAGCTCGTTCGTGTATATTGTGGCCCTGAAGAAAACTAGATTCCCGATTCTTTTGTATTCTCCAGCTCCTGCATGAGTAACACTTGTAAAGGCCCCGCTTGCCGGGGAATAAATTGGCGTCCATGTTGATCCGGATTCTGCTGGAAGAGAAACCACCCCGGCTGGAAAGGTTATCACGCTTGTGTCATCGGGGCTGGTAAGCGTGATGGTCTTGTTCAGAGTCAGTGTTTTCCCGTCAACGCCCGTCAATGTAATCGTGCTCAGAAAGGAAAATACCTTTCCCACCGCACTCTTTATGGTGTCAAAATATCCGATTTGGCTTGGCATTTTATCCCCATTAATATAGTCGCAAAGTTGAGTAATAGACAGTTCGTGCTGCCCCCTCACCGTTGTTTGTCTGGACATTAAGACCACTTACAGTGAGAGTCAGATTCGCGTTTGAATGGCCTAGATCGGTAATAGTTGCAGTCGCACTACCACCTCCGACAGTAACCATCGAGACTGCCACATGACCTTCTTGTGTTGGTGCGTGTGCGACATATACGATCTGACATGACGGTGCTGTCACGGTTAATAGAGTCTCTGCCCCAGTGGCTATATTTTTCGTCAATCTCCCGGTACTGTTTATTGCTTGGACTCTAGTGGAAACGGTCTCTGTCATTATAACCGCTGTTCCAAGTACC